CATAGATGAGGTTTACCCTGGCGATACTTTTAATTGTAGAGCAACGCTTTTTGGTCGCATGGCTACGCCTATTGTTCCGGCTATGGATAATGCTTATATGGATACTTTCTTTTTTTTCGTTCCATATCGCTTGCTTTGGAAGCACTGGAAAGAGTTCAACGGCGAAAACCCGCTTGCCGGCTATCAGAGCACAGAATATGAAGTACCTCAGATGACGGCTACAAACGCGCAGGTTCAAACGTTATGGGATTATTTCGGTTTTCCGACTGATGTAGAAAATAAGTTATCCGTAAGTGCGTTTCCGTTCAGAGCTTATTGGAAGGTCTACAACGATTGGTTCCGTGACGAAAATCTTCAAAACGCCGTGTCTATTCAAACTGGTGCTCCCCTTTCTTCGACTTCGTCAGAAGACGATGCTTATGGTGGCGATGCTACGCAAGATGCTACAACGGCACAGTGTTTTTATCGTGGTAAGCGTCATGATTATTTTACAAGCGCGCTTCCTTGGCCGCAGAAGGGCCCTGGTGTAGAATTGCCTCTTGGTCAAACCGCCTCGGTTTCTGGTTCTCTCCCTGTTTCCGGCTCGCTTCCGGTTACCGGTTCCGTTGCTATTTCTCGTCCGTCTAACTGGTCTGGTGATGATCCCCGCTTTTTCTCAACTATTGAGTCTGCACCTATTTCGACTGCCACCGTTCATGTTAGTGGGAAGCCTGGTTCGTCTGGGTCTACATATCTTGATATGACTGTTGCAAATGGTATTGCTGATGCTTCGCATGCTACGGCTGATGCGACAAAAGCTGTAGTTGATTTGTCGAGTGCAACGGCAATTACAATTAACAGCTTACGTTCTGCTTTTGCGCTCCAACGATTCTATGAAAAAGACGCTCGTGGTGGTACGAGATATACTGAAATTATTCGTTCGCATTTTGGTATTATTTCGCCGGATGCTCGTTTACAGCGCAGCGAATACCTCGGCGGTGATTCAACCCCGATTATGTTCAATCCTGTTCAGCAGACGTCTTCTACGGACACTACTTCTCCGCAAGGTAACTTATCTGCCTATGCTTTGATGAGTACGCGTGTTCATGGTTTTAACAAATCGTTTACGGAGCACGGTATTGTGATCGGTTTATGTAATATCCGCACTGATTTGAGTTATCAGCAGGGTATCAATAAGACATGGCTTCGCCAAACGAGAGAAGAATTTTATTGGCCTACTTTTGCCCATTTAGGTGAGCAAGCGATTCTCAATAAAGAAATTTACGCACAAGGTACTGATGCTGACAATCAGGTCTTTGGCTATCAAGAACGTTATGCTGAATGTCGTTACCATCCATCTATTATTACTGGCAAGATGCGCTCAACATATGCGCAGAGTACGGATGTTTGGCACTTTGCCCAGAAATTTGATGCGCTCCCTGCTCTTAATGGCGAGTTTATTCAAGACCAGGCTTCTTATCAAGCTATTAAGCGTATTAGTGCGGTGCAGACTGAACCGCAGTTTTATCTTGACGCGTACTTAGATCTAAAATGCGCTCGGCCCATGCCTGTTTACGGTGTTCCTGGTCTCCTTGACCATTTCTAAGGAGTGATGATATATGAGTTGGTTATCGTCGGTCGCCGGTGCTGCCCTTGGTATATGGTCGGGTAATAAATCGGCTAATGCCCAGGCTGCACTTTCACGTGAGCAAATGCAATGGCAATCGCAGGAAGCACAAAAAACTCGCGATTGGCAAGAAAAAATGTCTTCTACCGCCCATCAGCGTGAGATCGAAGATCTGCGTAAAGCTGGATTAAATCCCATGTTGTCGGCAATGGGCGGTAACGGTGCTAGTACGCCTGCTGGTGCGACTGCTAGCTACTCGTCTAATGCGTATACTGGTTATGGTTCTGATGTGTCTAACGGTATTAATGCGATGTCCGGTATGTATTCTGCGAAGACAAATCGGAAGATTCAACAGCAGCAAGAAAAAAACTTGGAACAGCAAAATTTGAATCTTAGTGCAGATACATATAAAAAGACGCAGGAAGGTCGTGCTGCATCGACTGAAGCAGATTATAAAAGGGCTATGTTAGAGACTCAATTAGTGCAGCTACTTGCTAATGCGAATAATTTACAAGCTAACGCTGATTTTACAAACGGCGTCGGCACTGCGAAAGCACAGTCTGAGATTGATAAATACAATGCTGAAACTCGGTATATTAGTGGCCCACAGACGGATGTCGCGAATGCGACGACTGCGAATTTAGGAGCGCAGACAAACCGGATTAATGCTTTACTGCCACATGAAATCGCGAAAATTGATAGCGATATCGAAAAAAATGTACATGAAATTTTACGAATTGATTCTGAAACGAGTTTAAATCAGGTTAAAATGATGACTGAAAAGTATGTGCAAGGCGAACTTAGTGCCCGATCGCTTGTTGAGTATTTGCAAGCTAAAGGTCAGACTGAAGATAATGCGCTAAAGTTTGTAAATCGTGTGCGCGCCCAGATAGATCTAAAACAGTATCAAATTCAGAATCGCTATTCTGGTGTTACTCCGCAAGGCCCTTATGAACGTTTGGCCCGCATTCTTGGTAATGCGAAAGGTCTTGTTGATGCTTCCCCGTTTGGCCTTGTCACGCAGGTTTTTAAGTGATCTCGGTTTTCCCTTGGTTGCCTTGATGAAATTGTTTTACTCTTGTATTAGTGGAACGGTGACGTACTGTGGCGTTTAGCCTATCATTCCTTTCTATTGACATTCTATTAGATATCTGTTAGAATACTAACAGAGGTGATAGATATGAGAAAAACTCGTAGTATTTATTGTTCAGATGATGAGTACAAGCATCTAAAGATCGCATTACGTTTTATGCGCGTTTTTGATGCGCTGTCGGTTGATGACTTGTCTGATGAGCAGCGGTCTAAGTATTTCCTGGAAATCATAAAAGGAGATGATGAAGAATGAAAGTTGGTACTCCGGTCGCGTTGTTTTGTTGGCTTGTACTAGCCATTTTAGTTGTCTCCTTAGTGATTAGTATATTGGATGTTTTTTTATAAGGAGTTGATGTTGTATGAAACGACAAAAAATGAGTAAAAAAAAGAGTAATAAAAACTTCCGCCGCGGAATGACAGTTAATCCGAAAAATAAGCGCCCCATCCCCATGCGCGGTGGTTTTAGAATGTAATGTTAGTTTCGATTTTTTCCGGAGTTGATTTGTCATGCCATGCTATCATCCTATTCCAATGTGGTATAGTAAAGATGTAAATAAAGAAACTGGTAAACGCTCTTTGACGGCGAATTATGGTAATGCCTGGCGTCCACTTGGTCGGCTTCCGGAGACAATTTATGTTCCGTGTGGTCAGTGCGTCGGCTGTCGGCTTGAGTATAGCCGACAGTGGGCCATGCGTTGTGTACATGAGTTTGAAACAGCCGGTCGTGTTGGATCCTTCCTCACTCTTACATATAGTCCCGAACATTTGCCGGAAGATGGTAAAATTCATAAAGACGTTTTTCAAAAGTTCATGAAACGTCTTCGAAAACGGTTTGGTAGCGGCCTTCGTTTCTTTGCTTGTGGTGAATACGGCCACAAGTTTAAAAGACCGCACTATCATGCAGTTATTTTTGGCTTGCGATTCCCGGATTTAATGATCCATACAGTTAAGCACGGTTTCCAGTATTATCGTAGTCCTACGTTGGAGAAGTTGTGGCCCTACGGATTCAGCTTGATCGGCAGCGTTACGTTTGAGTCGTGCGCTTATGTTGCTCGTTATGTGATGAAAAAGCAGAAAGGTGATGATGTTGACGAATCTTTGCAGCCGTTTGTCTTAATGTCACGCATGCCAGGCCTTGGCCATGATTGGTATGAAAAGTATAAAAGTCAAGTTTACCCTAACGACTTTATTGTTGTTCGCGACGGCGTGACATGTAAGCCGCCCGCGTATTATGATTCTTTGCTTGAAAAAGACAATCCCGATTTGTACGAGAAAGTCAAAAAAGCTCGTCAAGACAAGTATTGTCGCGATGAGTCGATGACAACAGAAGAGTATGAAATTGCCCAGGTTCAAGAGCGTTTGAAAGCTCGTAAGTTAACTAAGCTTGTTCGATGTTTGCATGATGATATGGACATGTATGAGTAGATATTATTTGACTTTTTGCCCCCCCCGTAAAGTACTATTGTATTAACGAGAGGGCATTTTTTTTATATTTAAAATGAGCGATCCTTTTCTGTTTACTCCCAGCAACACTCCCTCTCGGAAAGGAGTGATTTCAAATTACTATTCTTGTACGTATTTTGACCGTTATTGTTGCTGCTGTTTTTGATTTTATTCTTGATGTTTTAAAAGGAGCTGTTACGAAATGCTTAAAGTTTATTCAATCTTGGATGATAAAGCACAGTGCTTTAATACGCCGTACTTTGCCCAGAATGACTTGGTTGCTGGCCGTTCTTTTAGTGATTTGTGTAATGATAGTCGGAGTCTTGTTAGTCAGCATCTCGGCGACTTCCACTTGTATTGTTTAGGTGAGTTTGATGACGAAAAAGGTCTTCTTAAGCCGTATGACATGCCTAATTTTATTAGTCACGCTTTACAGTATGCCAATGTTGAAAGGAATGATGTTGATGGAGATACGTTCTAGATATAACGCCGGTGTTCGAGAAGGCTGGAAGTCTTCTGTCCCTTCCATGACGCAGCAGCAGTTTAAAGATGAAGCAGATATCAATTATATCGTTTCAATGTATGACTCTTCTGGCGTTATGCCTACGTTTCACGGCGATGGCCAGCCGGCGCAGCCTGTTTTTGGCGATTTCGCATCACTGCCGGATAATGCGCAAGAGATGTACAATCGTATGATTGAGGCTAAGAGTAACTTTGATAATTTGCCTTTGGAAGTCCGCAAGCGATTCAACTATGACCCAGCTGCTTTCTTGGAATTTGTCGATAATCCGGAAAATTTAGATGAGCTTGTGGCTATGGGTCTTGCTACTAAGACCGTCATTAAGTCTGATAATCATACGGAGAACATGGTTAATAATGCAGCCGATAATGTTAACAGTTAGGCATTTTCTCAGTAAATGTCACTTTTTCTCAGAAAAGCTGAAAAACCGCATGGTTGCCACTTTTGTTTTCAGGTCGTACCAGTTCTACTTGATGTAACTGGTACGACTGACACCAATGTAAGATTGGTGCACTAAATGTAGATGTTAGGAGATGCATAAAAATGTCAAAAAGAGCTACTCAGCACAACTTTGCTGTAAGTCCGCAAAATCAGATTCCTCGGTCTTCGTTTAAACGGTCTCATACGGTTAAGACTACGTTGGATGCAGGTCGACTTGTTCCGTTTTACATAGATGAGGTTTACCCTGGCGATACTTTTAATTGTAGAGCAACGCTTTTTGGTCGCATGGCTACGCCTATTGTTCCGGCTATGGATAATGCTTATATGGATACTTTCTTTTTTTTCG